TAGATAGTATTAATATAGATTAAGAGGTATAGGTTAATGGATAAAGAAATTAAAAGTTTCGATCTCTCCATAAAAGATAGTGGAGAAGAAAAAGGAAGTGTTGAAGCTGTCTTCTCAGTTTACAACAATCAAGATAGCGATGGCGATGTAGTATTGCCTGGTGCTGTCAAATCAGGATTTAAAGACAATCAAGTCCCAATGGTTTTCGCACACAAGTGGGATCAACCAATCGGAAAAGGAACAATTACAGAAGGCGAAGATTCTGCTGTATTCAAAGGTTCTTTCTTCATGGAAACAGAAGCAGGTAAAGAAGCTTATAACTTAGTTAAGTCAATGGGCGATTTACAACAATGGTCTTTTGGTTTCAGAGTTAATGATTCCGAAATGGGCAAACTAAAAAAAGATGGCGAAGACGAAGCAGATGTTCGTTTCTTAAAAGATTTAACAGTATATGAAGTATCTCCAGTTCTAGTTGGTGCAAATCAAGAAACCTATACCCTTGCAATCAAAACTGGCGAAGATACAGTATACGAAAAAAAACAATCAGCTTCAGTCAAAGTTGCTTTAGACGAAGATATATTTTCAACTGAAGAAGAGGCAATGAAAAGAGCTGAAGAGTTAGGTTGTTCAGGAACTCATATCCACGAAGTAGATGGAAAAGAAGTTTATATGCCATGTTCAACACATGAAGCCTATGAAGAAATGGTAGCCAAAAAACAAGCAGATCCAGAAGAAGAAGAAAAAGATTCTGAGTGCTGTGGTGGTTGCAAATCTGATGAAAAAGGCGTATTAGGACATGACAGTTTTGCCAAAGCAGAACCAGAAGAAGAAGAGAAAAAATATCATAACTGTGATTATGGTAAAACAGGAAAATGTGCCAAAGAAGGTATGAAAGAAGAAGAGGTTTCAGAGAGCGATTCCAGCATGTCAGGAAAGCGTTTCTCCGAAGAGATCAAAGATGTGCTTGCTGCATTAGAAGATCTAATAGTAAGAACCAAAGCTATTGGTTTATTACGAGAAAAGGATGGTAGGAAATTGTCAGATAAAGCTACACAAGCTTTAAGGGCAGTTCAGGAAGACCTTAATGACGCTTGGGAAGAACTAGATGAAGTTATCTCACAAGTCGGAACTATGCCTGAAGTAGAAGAAGAAATGGAAGCTATAACAGAAGAAGAAGCTACAGAAGTTGAAGCACCTGAAGAAGTATCTGAAGATGTGGAAATCGAAGAAGCTGAAGTTGAAGTTGTAGAAGAAGTTGAAGAAGCTACTGAAGAAGTAGAAGACGAAGTTGTAGATGACGAAATTGATGAAGTTATTCTTCAAGCTCAAGTTAATCTAACTGAATCGTTAATAGCTGAACAAGAATTAGAAGAAAATTAAGCTAAAAATTAGGAGAATCTAATGTCAGAAGATATTAAAGACCTCCGAGAAAAGCTTGCTGCTAAAAGAGTTGAGTTAAAAGAACTTTTCGATTCTGCAGAAATGGGCAAGTACACCTCTGACCAAAAAGAGGCTATTGCTAAAAGAAACGAAGAACTTACAGAACTCGTAGAGACTGTAAATCTTAAATCAGCTCAAGCTAAAAACGAAAAGGCTATGGAAATAGATTCCGAGCCTGCAGCACCAGCTTTCTCTTCGGAGCAAGTTGCACCTAAGTCAATCGGAGAAATGTTTACAGAATCCGATGCTTATAAAAATTATAAGTCAAATGGTGTAAAAGGTATAGATTCTAAAGTTAATGCAAATCCTTTAGAATACAAAACTACTCTTACAACCACAGGTTATCCACCTGAGGTCTTAAGAGAACCTGGCATACTTGAATCCTTGCAAAGACCTGATGGAGCAGTATTTACTCTTTTTGATCAAATACAATCCGATCAGAACTCTTTCGCATATTTAGAAGAAACAACCTTCACAGGAGAATCTGCAGCTGCAGAAGTAGCTGAAGGTTCTGCTGTTGGAGAAGCAGCTCTTGCATTCACAGAGCAAACAGAAAGCATCAGAAAAATGGGTGTTTTCTTGCCTGTTACTGATGAGCTTCTTGCAGATGTTTCTGGTATTCAAGGATATGTCAACTCAAGACTACAAACAATGATCCGACTTCGTTTGGACACTCAAGTACTATCAGGAGATGGTACTGCTCCAAACATTGAAGGTATCTTAGATGCAGGTAAAACAGATGTTGGCTCTACAAACTTTTCAACCTACACTTCAGGTGGAGGTAATTTAGGAAGAGTTGGAGCTATCTATGGAGCAATTACAGATATTCGTGTAAACAGCTTCATGGAGCCAGATACAATTATCATGCATCCAAACGATTGGAACTCTGTCGTAACAGAATTAACAGGTTTCGCAGGAGATAGTACTGCAGGATATGCAGCTAATGTTCCATTGTTTGTCGCTTCAGGAATGTTTGGTCAAGCACCTGTAGCTTCTATCTGGGGTGTTAAAGTACTCCCTACAACAGCTATTACTGAAAATACCTGCTTAGTAGGTAAATTCGGTGGTGGAGAAGCTGCACATCTCGTTATGAGACAAGGTATTGATCTTGCTGTTTCTGACAGCCACAGTGATTATTTCACTAAGAACATGCTCGCAATTAGAGCAACAATGAGAGTTGGTTTCCCTGTTTACAGGCAACAAGCTTTCCACAAAATAACAAACTTCTAAATTAGGAGTATTTGTTAATTAGTTTCTGTAAGGGGTAGCAACCCTACCCCTTACGAACTAGAATTATTAAAAAGGAAAAATTATGTCAGATTTTGTTAAACCAGAAAAAAGTATTTGGAAGTTAGCTGATGGAAAAATTTGGGAAGGTCCTGTTTCAGAACTACCTAAATCAGGTGCTTCATTAATTGCTAAAGCAGGCAAAGAATATCCTGCTGAGTGGTTAAAAGAGCAAGGTTGGGGTAAAAAAGCTCCTGCTAAGAAAAAAGCTCCTGCTAAGAAAAAAGCAGCTCCAAAGAAAAAAGTAGAAACAAAAGCAGTTAAACCTAAAGAAGACAAGTAGGTCTTAAATGGCACTCTGTACTGTTTCTGATGTCGAGAAAGTGCTTGGTGTTGATTTAGGTTCAACAGATGAATCTACAGTTACCAATCTTCTTATACCGACTGTAGAAGCTTCAATTACAAATTACTTAGGATACGATCCTAATTACTCAGCTAGTATTACAGAAAAGTTTGATGGGGATAGAACAGAAGATTTATTCTTATCTCGTTCTCCTGTTGTTTCAGTTACTTCAGTTACCGAAGATGGCACAGCATTGACTGAAGGCAATGACCAAGATTATGTTCTTTATTCCAATCTTGGTAGATTAAGAAAAATAGGTAGAGAAAAGTGGTCTGCAGCTAAATTACAAAATATAACAGTAGTTTATTCTGCAGGTTATTCAGATAGCGAAAGTTCAGCAGAAAATGTACCAGGAGATATGAAGTATGTTTGTGCTAGAGCTACAGGAAAATTAATTGTTACAGCTTTATCATTATCTTCACAACAAAGCACAGGCGAAGTAAATACTAATATTGCTGATAATACTACTGATAGTAAGTTTCAATTAGTAAGAAACGAAGGTATTGGAGATTATCAAGTATCTTACGAATCAGTTTTAGATCAGTTAAATTCAGATATATTAACAGAAGCAGACAAAAAAGTTCTTGTAAAGTATAAGAGGCAACTGTTCACTTCAGCAGGTATACTAGACTAATGGACGAATTAAAATTCCCTGATGGGACAAAACGAGAAGACGCAGTAAACGAACTAATTGATGACGAGCAATTTAAAGAAATGGTTCTAAAACAATTTAATTACATGCGTATCAAAGGTATCAATCTTGTGCAAGACGCAGATGATATGGTAAATCTTTACTTAAAGATTTGCAAAGCCTTTGATGAATAATGGCTAGATACGATTATAAATGTTCTAAATGCGAACATTTGTTCGAAGTAACACACTCAATACATGAAGATCCAGAGATTAAATGTGAAAAATGTAAAGCAATATCTAATCGACAAATTAGCTCTTCAGTTAATCTCTATGGAACTGTTGGTATTGATTGGAATACTGATCCTAGCAAAGTTTCAGATTCTATGAAAGCCAAAGCAAAAAAAGCAGCAAAAAGAAAAGTTAAGTTCTAAACTTCGTTTCCCCAACTATCCCAACCTTCAGCAGTTTGCCTAGCAAATAATTCTATTCTTGGAATATCTCCCATTAGTTCTAAAATTTTATCTCTAATTATTTGTGGTTTTCTACTGTGTATATCTCTAGTTGCAAAAGTTAATTTATCTACATTGAAACCAATTCTTTTAGGTTTACCTTTTGTAGCTATAACGCAAATCTCTGGATTGCTTCTTGTCCAATACCCAACACCTTTCCAGTACAAACTTTTCTGTTGATTTTTATTTTCTTTAATCCAGTAAAAGCCAACAGTCTTGTAAGTAAAACCCCAAGCGTCTACTACTTCTAATTGTTTTGGTAATAGTGGATCAGTGCACCACATAAACAATATGCAGTCTTTGTCAGCTATATCTTGTACTGGTAAGTCTTTAATTTCTTTCATTGACATAGTTTGGTAGTGTTGGTTTACATTACTGTTAGAAGTTTTATTGCTGTAATTTTTAAAGTTCCAGGGTGGATCAGCATAAATTATATTGTATTTTTTATCAGGAAACATTATTCCTCTTCGTAGTGAATAAGCTCTACTTCCATATCAATATATTTAGGAGCGTCTTCAAACTCTATGTCCATAAACTCTCCTGAATTAGAAAGCAATATTTTTATTTTCATAGTTCCTCGTCTAAGTCGTCCCAACCATAAGTTTCACAAAATGATTTATCTTTAGTCTCCATTAGTCATCTCCATGATAGTTTGTGTTATCTTTGTAATCTTCATAAATTTTTGCTTGGTATAAGTCTTCCATTGATAGATATATTTTCTTAGCGACAATATAACCTTTACTAATTAACCACCTGTAAGGTGCAGTAAATATTCTATCTTCCCATTCTAAAAATTTATCTTTCATTCTTCTTCTGTAAACCACTCTTTAGGAAAACCTTCTTTTCTTTTTTGCCTTTCCCATTTGGATAGTTCAATCCAATATTTAACTCTTTCAAGTAAATTATCTATGGCTGTGATAAACCGAAACCACATGTCCCATCAATCTCCTCATCACTTGTGCAATCTTCAGGCACAATATTTAAGTTATTTAACTCTGTTTGAGTATATCGTATTATCTGCCAATCTTCTAAAGAATCAATATCTAAATTGATTTGTTCTTCAGTTGTGTACCAAGTTATGTTACCATCGGCATCCATACTTTTAATGTAGCCTTTAATATCGTGATCATCGCACCTATTACCATTGCACCAAAAATTGTATGTAACATTTGGTTGTGATAAATCAGGACCATGAAAAATAGGTAAAGGACCTGCAAGTTGTGGCATAAAACCACCACCCATAATTAAGGTAATCATCAAACCAATCATTATTCTTCTTCCTTAATACCACTAATTTCTATATTAAATTTAGGGTGCATATATTTTATATCGTCTTCTGCAAGAGCTATTGCCCTTTCTTCTGTATCTACTAGGTAAGTTAGTTTACCTAAAAGATATACTGTATGTTTTTTCATTTACTTTTTTTCCTTTGTTATATATCTACTATCAAATACTATTGTACCGAATTTTAAACTATTTGCAATACAAATACCAACAAATTCTGCACATGCAGGAACTACTGCATTTCCTAAAGCTTTGATCTTATTTACTCTATCTGGCTCATTTTCTACAGTTCTAGGCACAACTTCCCAAGGTTCTATAGCACTTTCTCCTTTGTCGCTAATAGGTTTACCTTCTTTCTCCTGCCACTCTATGTTCGTTATAGTTGTCAGCTCTTTATCATATTTGATTTCTTTTAAATATGGTTTAATCTTTTCCCAATCTTCAATGCTTGGATAACTAAAACCTGAATTATCTCTCCTAAACCAATGTTCTATTGTAGATTTCTTAATGTCTGTTTTCTCTGAAAGTTCCTTTACCGAAGTTACGCTTTTTAAATATTTAACAAATTCTTGTTGCTCAGGTAAGTAATCTCTTCTAACCATTACATGTTCAGAGTATTTCTTGTATAGCTCTGGATCTCTAGCTAATTGATCTATTGCAACTTGGTCAGATAAAGCTACCTGTACTCTTTGACCAGACACTCTCAATGATTTACCACTCATAAGTTTTGTAGCGTGTGTCAAAGCGTCATCTTTAGAATCAGCTAAAGTTGGAGTTCTCCAAAAATTATCTGAATTATATCCCCAATAATTTGGTAATCCTAATCTTCCTGCCAGTCCTGGGGGAACCCCATAAGTAGAGACACCCACTGACTGTTCAAGCGTTTCCCAATAAGTTCTGGGTTTCTCTCTCCCATGTCTTGTTCCAGAGTTGATCCATGTTTTCCTGCTTTCACTGAGGGAGCTTGTTTGTTTATTGGTTTCGAGGCTTGACTTGCCCTCGGAGTTGAGTAAAGCTTCTTGTTCTCTCTCAAGTTTCCTGTACTTTTTCTCTTGCTCTTTCTGGATTTGTCCCCACGATATAGTGCGTTCTCCAAAGCTTCCCCTGTTCTCGGCTTTAAGTAATCCATAGTGTTCGGAGTTTCCCACGATAAATATTCTTTCTCTAAGGTGCGAGGCATTAACCGAGGCTGCTGATATAACTTGCCATTCAACACTATACCCCCTACTGGAAAGGAAAGAAATAACTCTTGCGAAAGCTCCTCCTCTGTTCCCTCCACTATCTTTTGCTGTGAGTAATCCTCTGACATTTTCTGCCACAACCCATTTTGGTTTAAGTTCGCTAATGGCTCTTTCGAACTGATACCATAACATTCCTCGTTCATCTTCTTCACTCATACCTTTCCTAGCACCTGCGTATGAAAATGTCTGACAAGGGAAACCACCTATCAACATATCTACAGGTTCTAATTTCGTAAAATCAACATTATTAATATCGTCATTAATAACTTTTGAATTAGGAAACCTTTTTTCCAAGACACTACAACAGTACTCGTCAAACTCTACTTGCCATACTGTTTCAGCATTAAAGTCAGCTAGACCTCTTTCAAGTCCTAGGTCTAGCCCACCAATACCAGAGAAAAGACTACCTATCTTTATTTTTCTTTTTCTCCCCATAAACTGGTAAATTATGGTTCCAGTTTATTTCGTGTGTCCACTCGTGTAATTCTTTTCTAAATCTACGCTTCATTGTTTCTCAAATCTACAAAGAAACCCAATCCAGAATTTTTTAGAGCTTCTACGCTTTTATCTCCACAAGCAACAAATAAAGATCCACTTGCAGCGTTTGCACCTTTTTCTCCACTTCTGTAAAAAGCTAATCTTCCTTTACAGAAAAGTAGTGCGTCTGCTTTTACACAAACTTCTTGGAACCACTTAGTATCTGTTCTTGCAAACACTAAAGCTATACCATTTCCATGTTCTACAAACTTTTCAAGCCATACTGCTGTATGTTTTCCATAAGGTGGGTTCATCCAAACTGTACCATGCCAGTCTGAGAGTAATCCATCCTGTTGTTCTGTGTAATATTCTTTAGCAGGTATCCAAGGGACACCTCCTTCTGGAGAAGCAACATCTAAATCAAATTCTATTTGTAACTTAGAAAATACTTCTGGTGGTGTCCACCAATCTACAGATTTAATTTTTGTTTGACCACCTTGTACTTCTACAAAAGCACTTGGTCTATACTTTTCTTCCATTTTTTCCCTTCCACCTATTTAGACTAGCAAATTCAAAAAAGGTTACACCTTAATATAAACAATTATCACAAATAATTAAAGTATCGGATTTTTCTAATGGTTCTTTACAAAGTCTACAGATTTGAATTGTTATCTTTCGTTTTTCCATCTTCTCTCCCAATCTTTTACATCTTCCCAACACCACTTACTACTATTCCAATCTCTCCACTGAGTTCTTCCATAAATGTCCTCAGCTAAAAGACTTGCAAACATAATGTTGTAGTAAGGGGTAAATTGTACTTTTGTTTGTTCAAACCCATGACTTGATTTAGAAGTGGGACCTTCGTATGGTCGCCCATGACGAAGGATTACCCACTCGTTCCACCTTGGCAGATCATATTCCTCGGCAACCCAATTCCAGGTCCAAGGTACAAATTGCATAACGCCTGAATCGGAATTGTCATCACGATATGCAGCAGTCTTCCCCCTGCTTTCGCACCACCCAATTCTTACAGCAGTATCTATGTTTTCGAAATCAAAAAATTCTAAATAATATTCGGAGTGTTGACGCATACTTGCAGGTATTTCTTGTCTGCATTGGATAGATTGCTCTACAAATTGAGTTTCTGCACCAATTAGGGGTGTAGAAAAACTTGCTAAGAATAGCATACATTCAGCTATCAATTTACTCCTTTGTTTATTTAGCTTATATTAATCGTTTAGCGTCTTCGACAGCTAAGTCCTTAGACTTACCTGCACCTGTACCAATCAATATATGAGATTGTCTGGTACCAACTGATTTAACTTTAAATAAATCAGCTTCATGACTGCTCAAATATGGGTTCCACCTAACATGGATCATATAATCTCCAAAATGAATTTCTTCATCATTAAAAGATGGAGCAGTATCGACATAAGGTACTTCTACCAAAATATCTCCTTTTCTATCTGATACTTAATTATAAACACAAAATTTGCAATATTGCAATCATCTGTTACAATTTTTTTATATATTAACAAGTGGAGAACATAATGGAAAACAAGAGGTACACACCTTATAACAAAACAAGAGAAGAATTAATAAAAATATTTGAAGCACACCCATTTGCCAATAACTCTGAATTAGGAGAAATGTTAAATGTAAGTAGGGAAAGAATAAGGCAACTTAAGAAACAATTTGGTATAAATGGTGTTAGAGAGTTTAACCCTGAAGTATTTAGAGAAGCAATAAAGTGTATAGATAAAGGCTTAGGTACAATAACCAACACTACTTTTTCTTCTATACCTAACTTTAGCGTTAGAAAATTAAATTCTTGGATGGACGCTGATCCTGAAGTAAGAAGACAAGTTATGTACGCTAAGAACATAGCATATCAAAAAGCATACTATCCAAAATATAAAGTATGTGTAGTTTGTGATACTAAAAAACCTATATCAGAGTTTTATCCAGATAAAAATACAAGAGATAGACACAATAGAAAATGTAACCCTTGCAATATCGCCACTGTAAAACATTATTATGATTTAAGAGACATACAAGCACCAACTGTAGAATTTAAAACTTGCAGTATGTTAAAAGAGTTGGGACCTTTACCTGCTAGTTTTTTCTACAGGTCTACAAAAACAGGTACAGGACTTCAATATTCTTCTAAAGCATATATGGATAGATATGCTTATTGGAGAAATAAGTATCGTCAAATTATGAAGATAGAAGACGAAATTACAAGAAGATCAGAACTTAATTTGTTAGGCAACTGGAAACAAAAAGTAATTCAAGAAGCTACTGCAATAATTAAAAAAGATTTAGAAAACTACAACTCAGAAGTAGATGGAGAGGATTCTGTCGGCTAGTATTAAATATACTATCTGATTTGAAAATAGTCGGTGGGGATTTCGCCATGTCCATCGACTGTTTTCTTTTATCCCACAATTCTCAATGTTATAATTGAGATATGCCGAAACTTACAACAGCTTTACTTAATGAATCTATAGATATAGAAAGATATTCAAGTACCCAGTCTTTAGACGATAGAGGAAATATTAATCATACCTGGTCTTCTAATGCTACTTCTGTTCAAGCAAGAGTTACAGAAGCAAGAGATCAATCTGAAACGCAAGACGAGTTCTTACAAGCAAATACCAGGAGAGTTCGTGTAATTATACCTAGCACTACTGATGTAACAGTTAGAGATAGAGTTTCTTATGATTCTATTAAATGGGACATTAAAGGTGTAAAAAATGTCAAAGACAGATTTGGTAATTCTTTTTACAAACAACTAATACTGGAAAGTGGATACTAATGAGTAAAAATAATATTATGCAAGGCATTAAGGGAAGGTCTTTAAGAAGTTTTAGACAAACAAAAACATATCGTGCTGCTAATAGATACTTAGTATTTACAGATGAAAAAATAAATAAATACGAATTTCCAAAAGATTTAAATGACGCAAGGTCTTACATATACACTTTATCAGTTGCACTTCAGGACGCACAAGCAATGGTTCCTGCTCCAATATGGAATAAGGTAAATAGATACAATCTAATGGTTGGTAGAGGTATTGGAGACTTTAACGCAATTAGGAACTCTATAACTGGTTTAGTTGACAACGAAGAAGTTGCAGGTGTTGGAGAAAGATTTATAAGAAGAGCAGGTGGTAGATTGACTGGTAGAGTTTTAAGAGTTATTCCTAAAGGGGAAACTTACTTTGGTAACAATATCGCTAGGTCTTTTAGATCTGTTATTGGTGCTAATGCAACAATAATGATGGATAAAATGATTAAAAGTATGAGACCAGATACTGTTGCAGGACAGTTAATTGCAGATATACCTAGTGTGTACAAAGGAGCAAGGTTAGGTGCTCCATACTTTTTAAAAATTATGCACGAAATGATCAAAGCTAAAACTCCTATTGATACTGGAGCTTTATATAAAGCTATCTACGCCAAACAAGAAAAAGACAAAAATGAAAAAGAATCATTTTACTTAGAAGTAGGTATTGATGTGGAGAATATGGATTTACCTGACAATAATGTTCCTTACCCACACATTGTTGAGTTCGGTATAAACCAAGGTTTTGAAAAAGATTTAAGACCAGATATAAAAGCATTGTTCCCAACATTGTCTTGGGCTAACTACTTAAGAAGCGTCTCAGGTCCTGTTCCAAACGCTAAATACTACACAGATTATAAGCAAGACAACAGAGGTCCTTTCGAAAAATTTAATAACCAACAAAGAACAAAAAATGTTGGTAAAGGTGCCATGGTTAGAAGAACAGGTTATGAACTTGTAAAAGAATCTATGAGAAAACCACACTTTACTGTTACTCCTCCAAAAGGTGCTCCTAGTCATGTAGAAAAAGCTTGGAAAGATGCTAAGAAAAACATGGAAGGGTGGACAGGCACTGGAAAGGTTCCTTTCTAATGGCAATAAATTTACCTGACGCAGAAATATTATTTAGAACCTGGTGTTTAGATCAGTCTGGTATAACAGATATATTTTCTACAAGAATAGCTACTAACTTACCTTCAAACGCTACTCTTCCATTTGCAGTAATTAATCTACAAGCAAATACTACTGAAAATATAGATGGTGCTCCTATCTTTGGAGCTAGTTTTATGATTGATGTTTATGGTGGTAAGTATGGAAGTGATGGAACAAAAGTAACTCCAGACTACGCAGGAGCTTTTAATGGTGCAGCGTCATTTGTTAAGTCTGCTTTTGATTTCAATGGTAAAAAATATTCTTTAACTGGTACTGATGGTGTTATCTATGGTTTTAATCCTATCGAAGGTCCCTTCAGGCTAGAAGATACAGAGACCAATTTAGCTCGCTATAATGTAAGTGTAAGTATGTTTTATGGAGAAGCATAATGAAAAAAATTAAATTAAATCCTTACATAAGAGATTTTGACGCTATAAGAGACGAAAAGCTCGATCTTATCATAGGAAAAGATTGGGTAGAAGTAAAAGAACCTGATTGGAAGAGAATGAAAGATGCTCAGACCAAGCAGGGAGATGTTTTACTTCCTACTTTTATAGAGGAAAAAGAAGGTATGGGAGAAATTAAAAACCTTGTGGCAGAGAAAATCGAAGCAAGTGAAGAGATGGAAGAGCTTGAACTTGAGGATACCGACATAGTAAAAGAAGAGGAATGACAAGTTCCTCATAAGTTATAGGTAGGTATAAGTAATGGCACAAAGTATTACAGAAGTAATCTTGGGAACAGGTAACTTGTTTGTGGCTAGTGAGAGTGATTTAAATGGTTCAAGTCCTAATGCGACTTTCCCATCCACTCCTGCAGACACACCAAGTTCATCTTATTGGGATAACATTGGTTATTCAGAAGGTGGTTTTTCCCTAGAATACGATAAGACATTTGAAGATGTTATGGTTGCAGAAGAAATTGATCCAATTAAGACAATTAAAACTGCACAAGAAGTAAGAATCACAGGAGAACTTGCACAGGCTTCTTTAAGAAACTTAAAGTTTGCAATGGCAGGTGGTACAACTACTGCAGATACACCATCAGCAGGTTATACACAATTAGTTCCTCCAACAACAGACAGTTTCGAAGAAAAAGGTCTTTTGTTAAGAGTTAATGCTCCTGGTAATGATGAAGCTGGAACTGCAAAATTGAGAGACATTCAAGTCCCTCGTGCAGTTAACATTGGAGCTTTCTCAATGGTTCATGCAAAGGCACCTCAGAAGGTAACAATCACTATTGAATATAAAGTGTTGAAACCAAACTCTGATGCACCTTTCACTAATATATTTAAAGTTATAGATACTGTTTAATCAGTATTTAGAAAGATAGGAGAGTTATGTCCGAATTTAAGGATTTCGATAAAGCTTATGAAGAGCTTACAAATAAAAAGCTAGAATTTAAGGTGGCTGGCAGGAACTACAGTATTCCAGGTCAGCTACCTGCTAGTGTTGTTTTAGGTCAGTTGTCCATACTCAATGAAGATGGTTCAATAGATCCAACTCAAATTACAAAATTCTTAGCAGAGCTAGTAGGAGAAGAAAATCTTCAAGATATGATGGATGCGAAAGTATCTTGGAAGCAGTTAGAAGATTTACTTAATTGGCTGTTAATACAATATAATGTTATTCCAGATCCAGAAGCAGAAGAAGTTGTAGCTGAAGGAGACGAAGACAGCCCAAAATAAATATCTCTATTGAAGACATCCTAGAAAGGTTTTCTACAGTAGAGGCTGACTTCCATAGGTTCTATAAACTGGATCCATTAAAAGTATCTTGGCGTAAATTTAAGATACTTCTTTTCTCATTAGTATCGCAAGAATCGGCTTTTTATGCACCCTACCATGCACAAATGCTAGAAGACGCAAAGAAAAGAAATGAGAAAGAATCCGACTTTACAAGAAATAAACAAAAAACTCAAGTTTCTCTTGATGTGGCTATGGGCGAATTAGGATTGGATAATTAATGGCTAGTAAATGGAATATAGCGATAGGAGCTAAGTTAAACCTTAAAGGTGTAACTGACCAACTTTCTGCTGCTGCAAATAAAGCCACACAAAAAATATCAGGTATGGCAGGTGCCTTATCTAAAACTGCAGGCACTGCAGCTGCTGCTACTTTAGCTGGTATTGCATTAGCTATGGCTGGTGGTGCCGCTGCTGCTGTTAAGTTCGAAAACGAGTTCGCAAATGTCAAGAAGACAATGAACGATGTTGACGATCCAGAAGTCTTTAAAAACATACAAAACGATTTAATAGCTTTATCTACACAAATACCAATAATGCTTTCAGAACTTGCTGGCATTGCAGCAGTTGGTGGTCAGTTAGGTATTGGTGCTAATGATATTGCACAATTTACAGAGGTTGTAGCTAAATTAGGTGGAGCTACAAACATGACTTCCGAGCAGGCTGCTACTGGTATGGCTCGTTTCTTAAATGTTACTAACGAACAGATTTCAAGTATTGGAAAATTCTCAGCAGTTCTTGTTGAACTAGGAAACAGTACTGCAGCAACTGAAGGAGAGATATTACTTCTTGCTCAAAACTTTGGTGCAGCAGGTAACATTGTAGGTTTATCAACACAAGAAATTCTTGCTTTCTCAGCAGCAATGAAAGAAACTGGACAGCAATCTCAAGCAGGTGCTACTGCTTTAGGTAAGTTGTTTATGCAATTATCTGACGCTTCCAAAATTGGTGGAAAAGAAATGGCTGTCTTTGCTGAAACTGCAGGTATGGATATAAATGAGTTTAGAAGGATAATAGAAACTGATATAGGTTCAGCAGCACAGATATTCTTATCAGGTATCAATAGGATGAACGCAGAGGGTAGATCTACTACTGAAACTATGGAAGATTTAGGATTAGGTACTATTCGTGTACAAAGAGCTATATTATCTTTAGCTAACAACCAAGAGGGATTGACTGAAGCTTTAGCACGAGCTAATAAGCAGGTCATAACACAAAATGCTTTAAATGATGAAGCTAACCAAAAATTTGATACTGCAGCTATGCGACTTACACAAGTCAAAACAACTATCAATGCAGCAGCAGTTGCATTTGGAGATGCATTACTACCTGCAATAAAAGGTGTTATTGCTGTCTTGCAAGTTTTTGCAGACGCATTATTTGGTTTAGCAAACTTCTTTGGAGAGTTCCCTGCAATATTAGCAGTTGTGTCAGTAGGATTATTTGGAATAGCTACAGCAGCTTTTAAAGCAAGCGATAAAACAGGTATATTAGCTAAATCCATTATTGGTTTAGGTAAAGCATTTGGTAAATTATTCACTCTAGGTGGTCTTGTAGTCGGTGTCTTAATGGCTATAGGTTTTGCTTACTCAAAATACAAACAAGACTTAGAAGACTTTGAAGAGATAGGTTCTGCAACTGACGATATTGTAAACAAGATAAAAATAGACTTAACAAAAGGTTTTGACGCAGATCCAATAACTGAAGACCAGTGGACTAACTTCTTATCTAACTTACCAGAAGCAACTAGGAAAGCAGTTATTGAAGGTATAGAAAGAGGGGAAATGGGACAAGAAGTATTTGACGCTCTTGTTTCAGGTGCTCCACAGTTGTCAGAAGATTTTATAAAGAACTTTAGAGAGGGTATTGACGCTGAAGAAGGTTTCTTTAATAATTTAGATATGGGTGTGGGTACAAGTGGCATGGTTACAAGAAAATCAGACGCAGGAGCTATTCAAGCTACTATTGATGAACTTAAAGCATTAGGAGACGCAAACCTTCAGCCAGTTATAGATAACTTAATTGAATACCAATCTTTAGAAGGTAAGTTTGGTTCAGAAGCAAAAGAAAGAAGAAAAGAACTAGAAGCAATACTTGGTGTCCAACTAAATATAGTGGAATCAGCACAAGACGAGTTTACTGTAAGAGACGCACAAATAACAAAAGCCCTTAATGAACATTTTGAAAATGTTGCAAAAATAGATCGTAGAACTGTAAATCTTTTAAAAACTGAAGGTGGCAGATTAAAACTTGCAAGAGAATTAGCTAATGGTCCTAATGGTATTAAAAAATTCAAAGATATTCTTGGAGATGTACCACCTATAGCAGAAGACCTTAATGATGAATTAGAAGAAACAGAATCAAACCTTGATGTCATTATGAGATTAGCTAATGACTTCAAAACAAATATAGATAACTTATTTGGACCTATAGACGCACAGTTTAAAGCAGGTAAGACTGAAAGAGATTTAGTAAAAGCACATAAAGAGCATGCAGACTTACACGAAGAACAGCAAGATTTAACTCAAGAAGAATTAGATTTACAACAAGAAAAATTAGATCTAGCAAATGCTGATTTAGCTACTGCTGAAGAAAAACTTGAAATGCAAGAGCTTGAAAATGAGGCTCTTGAAATAGAAAAGAAAATCAGAGAGGGTATGGCTTTATCTGCTAATGATCAACTTCGTAAAGAGAAGCTTAAGAAAGAATTAGCTAGAGTAAATGCAGCTGCTGCCCAAGGTT